AAGTCTAGACCAGTACCACCAGAATCCATATAATCGTTTATTCCTGCGGCAACTTTTCCAGATGCTTCTGTAAGAACTGTTCCTAATCCTTCTTGTTCCGCATATACTGCTTCTGATGTTGAAATTAATGCTTGAGCCCCCATAGGAAGAGCTATACTATATTCAGCAGCAGATGTAGTTTGCGCAAAAAGTTGAGGAAACGAAGTAAATAGGACCCAATGACTTTCGTCACCTCCACCAGATTTTGCCCCGAGATTGTCAGGATATGTTAGATCTGCTTTCTGAGCCATTGTTTCTCCGTATAAATAGTTTAATATATCTAATTATTTATCAATATATTTATTATGGCATATAAGGGAAAATTTAAACCAAAACACCGCGATAAATATAAAGGAAATCCCACTAATATAATTTATAGAAGTTTATGGGAAAGACGTTTCATGGTTTATTGTGATTCTAATGCAAGCGTTGTTAAGTGGTCCAGTGAAGAAATATTTATACCATATAGATCACCATTTGATAGAAAAATACACAAATATTATCCTGATTTTTGGGTTAAAATAAAAAAACATGATGGGACCTTTGAAACATCAATTATTGAAGTTAAACCTAAATCACAAACAATTCCGCCTAAGCCTCGTTTGAATAAAAGGAAGAGTGGTAGATATTTATTGGAAATGAAAAGATATGGTGTTAATGAAGCTAAATGGAAAGCTGCTGTAACATATTGTGATTATAAAAATTGGAAATTTAAAATTATAACAGAAGATCAATTGCTCGCTAAATAATATATGGCACTACGAAAACTTTCACATATAGAAGATGATGCAGTTGAATGGCTTAGGGAGAAGTATGAAAAGCTCCGACACTCATTAATAGTTGCAAGAGTTGGATCAATTAAAAATCCCTATAATATTATAAGTGAAGGTAATAGAGAAAAAGAGCTGAAATTAGGGAGAATGTATTTTTTTCATTATCAACCCAAAACGAGAATGAAATTACCTTATTATGATACATTTCCGCTAGTTATTCCAATAAAACCTTATCCCAAAGGTATGCTGGGAATGAATTTTCATTATCTCCCTTATAGATTAAGAGAAAAATTAATGAAAAAATTGATTGGGTTTTTAAATGAAGAAGATTTGCAAGCTTATTTACATGTTACATATAATGATATTAAAGGATTTACACGATATAAAGAAGCTAAGCCTACCCTTCATAAATATGATTTAACAGGCTCATATGTTCGTTCACAATTTATTCATATAGAACCCGGTGAATGGACCACCGCATTACATTTGCCCGTAGAGAAATTTAGATCTCGCGGGGGCGGCATGGGGGTTACAAAAGATAAAGTTTGGAATGATAGTAAAGATATAATCGATCATCACGCTAGAAAATTTATATAAAATTTAACGGAGATTTATGGATACTAATGCCTTTTTAACACAACTTGACCATGAAAAAGGTTTAGCTCCTATTAATAGATTTGTAGCGAAAATCACTTTCCCAAAAAAGATATCTGGAAACGACGCAGAGAAATTATCTTATCTATGTGATTCTGCTCCATTGCCGGGGAAAACAATAGCGACTTCGGAATTAAGACATTATGGCCCGACTCGAAAGTTAGCAAGAGAAGCAACTTATGCCGAATTCCAATTAGGATTTATAGTGACAAACCGGATGGCGGCAAGAAGAAGGTTTTCGGAATGGATGGATTTAATAATTGATCCTGAAACAGCAAATATTGAATGGCAGGATAATTATAAGGGCCAAGTTGAGATATTAATGTTTGATCAACAAGCAGACGCCCCGTCAAAGGAAAATGCAATTGCTGGTGCTAAATATTTAGAGTGCTATCCAACCAATATGGATCCTATTGCTTTAGGATGGGATCAAATAAATCAAGTAGGAAAATTTAGTGTGAATTTTGCATATAAAAGATGGATAGATTATATGGCGCAGGATTCTGGAGTTAATATTGGAATGGAGTGGAACCAATAAAATTAATTAATTTTTTTAATATGGAGATATAATGGCTTTACCAATTGTGGGAAATCCTACCTATGAACTTAAATTACATAGTATAGATCATAAAATAAAATATAGACCTTTTCTAGTTAAAGAAGAAAAGATTTTACTAACAGCTCTTGAGGGCGGTGAAACAGCGGACATCGTAAGAGCTACAAAAGAAATTATTAGAAACTGTTGTCTTGACGATGATGTTGAAATTGAAAAACTTCCTGCTTTTGATATTGAATTATTTTTTCTAAATTTAAGAGCTCGTTCAGTTGGACAAAATGTTGAAATCACCTTATCTTGTCAAACCAAAGATTGTGACGGGGAGGCGCCAGTTCAAGTTAATCTTGAAAATATTGGTTTAGAGATCAGCAAAGATCATACGGATGTAATAAAACTTACTAATAAAATAAAAGTTAAATTAAAATATCCTGATATTGATAGAATGACAAGACCGCCTGAAGAATCGCAAATGGATTCTATTTTTGAAATTACCAAAGCATGTATAGAATCTATTTGGGAAGGCGACGAAATACATGATATAAGAGATTATACAGAACAAGAATTAGAAGATTTTATAATGTCTTTAAATCAACAACAATTCGGGAAATTAATTGGTTATTTTAATACCATGCCCAAATTAAAACATAAGGTAGAATTTACTTGTCCAAAATGTGGCAGTAAACAAGAGTCAGTCCTGGAGGGGCTGCAAAGTTTTTTCGGTTAGCGCTCGGCCATAATAATTTACATAATTATTATAAAACTCTATTTGCAGTTGTACAAAATCATAATTGGAGTTTAACCGAGCTAGAAAATTTAATTTGTTATGAAAGAGAAATATATCTCACATTGCTAATACAACATATTGAAGAAGAAAATGAGAGAATGGAACAAGAACAAGCTAAAATAAATTAGTATTAAAAGGAAACTAAATGGCTGAAGAAGTTGTAAAGACTAAAACCGATCCGACAGAAATGTCTGCCAGACAAAAATGGCAAAGAGACATGTCTGCTCAGCTAGGTGAACAGACCGCAGGACAATCGCAGTTCACTGATACTATGAAAAACATGATGGGAGGGTTTAAGACAGATGAAGCGCTAGCGCAGCAGACTAAAATGTCCGGGTTGCTTACGACTGTTCAATCTAATACTTTTAAGACAGCAAATTTATTAGAAGGTTATATTGACTTCATGAAAGATGCTGAACGCAAACGATTAGAAGCCGCGATGGAAGCAGCGCGTCAAAAAGATAAAAAAGATAAAGACAAAGGTGCTCTTACTGTAGCAAGCAAAGGAGACGATTTAGGAGGTGGTTTAGGTGGACTTGCTGCTGGATTAGCAGCCGCCTTAGGTGCAGGAATACTTGCATTTAAAGAAAAATGGGGAAACATGTTTTCTCTTTTTGGAAATGATCTTGATGAATTTGGTAAGCCAAAAGCGACTTTCTTTTCGAAGATAAAAAAATTCCTTGGTTTTGGTGATGATGCTGCAGATATTAAAAATCTTGGTAAGGCGAAAGTAGGTTTTTTTGCTAAGCTAGGATCGTGGCTTGGCTTTAAATCATCACTTCCAAAAGATCTCGCAAAGAGCAAAACTAGCTTTGTTGATGATATAGCAAAATTTTTTAGATTTGAAAAAAATACTCCCGGTCATCTGCTGAAGAACCAAAAGAAATTCATGGCCTCTCACGCGGCTATGTTAAATTGGGCAAAAGGCACTGACAAAATGTCTGATGCTTCCAAATCAAAGTTCTTTAAAACTCAAGCAAATATGTTAAAGTGGCTAGATAAAGCCGAAGGTTTAACCGACGCGAAAAAAGCTGACTTTTTGAAAAAACAATCTAAAATGTTAGAGTGGGTAGCAAAAAATACTAAGGGTATAGATGCGAGTAAAATAAAGTTTATAAAAGGCCAATCTAAAATGTTAGAATGGGCTGCCGAAAATATGGACGCGTCCAAAAGTCAAAAACTAAAATTCCTCAAAAAGCATGCCAATATATTAGATATTGGTGATGACATTATGGATAAGTCAAAAATTGCTAAAGGTTCATTTTTTGAAAAACAATTGAAAATGTTGGGTTTATCGCCGGATGATGTTGATGGCGTCCGATTGAAAAAAGAAAGTATGTTTTCTAAATTGAAAACTAAAATTTTTAACATAGGCGATGATGTTGTAAAAGGTGTTTCCAACTTGAAAAATAGTTTTTCTACAAAAATGACCAAATTTTTAACCTTCCCGGCAATAGATGAAGGTAGTAAATTAGGAAAATTTAAAGCTGGATTCTTTACTTCGATGGATAATATGTTAGGAACTTTGCTGAAAATTACAAAAGGCTTTTTTAAATTAGTAAACGTACTTAGCTTTAATGCTTTGGGTTTTTTAGACGCGGAAGCTCTCAAGCATCCAATAGAAACTTTTAAAAAGTTTAAAGCTTCGATTGGAGCGGCATTTGGCAAGGAAGGTGCTTTCGGTAAAATCTCTAATACATTTAAAGCTATAATGGCTCCTTTCGAGACTTGGATGAAACCTATAAAAGGTATATTAAAATATGTAAAAATAATCGGGAAACTCATAGGTAAGATTTTTATTCCTATTGGTTTCTTATTCGCCGCATTTGATGTTATATCAAATGTTATGAAGGGTTATGAAGAAGGAGGCATTACAGGCGCAATAGGAGCCGGTATAGAGTCTATATTCGATGATGTATTATTCATTATCCCAAATCTTTTGGGTGAGGCAGTTGCATGGTTATTAAAGAAATTTGGTTTTAAGAATGCTGTAAAATTTATTGATGAAAATTTAAGAGACTCAGATGGAAATTTTTCTTTATTTACTGGGATAAAGAAATTATTTAGTGCATTAATGGATGCTGTCAGTGAGATATGGACCAAAGTAATGAAATTTATGAGTATTGATAATATTTTGACAATGATAGGAGCAAAACTTTACAAAAGTAATATGCCTGGTTCTGATGCCATGGCAAATGCGTTATTAAGTGAAAAATATGAGAAGAGAGCTAAACTACGCGCGAAAAGCGAAGAAGAATATCAACAACTAGTTGACAAAGAAACCAGACAAGCAGAACTGTTAGAGAACAGAAATAAGAAGGGAACCTTTAATCAACAGGCCAACGATAACAGTCAACAAACGATAGTGAACAACATGGCAACAACTGTGAGGCCCGAAGCCGGCGCCAAGCAAGATTCAATGAACAAACAGAAACGACACATAAAATCGGATATTAGATTAAAAGAAAACATTCAACTTATAGAAGAAGGAAAGGACGGCAATCCAAATATCTACTCCTTCAATTATAAAGAGGACAAGAATACTAAATGGAAAGGTGTAATGGCTCAGGAACTAATTGATACTGAATTGTCTGATGCAGTCATCACAGACGCAAAAGGGTTCTACATGGTAGACTACACCAGACTAGGATTTCCTATGGTAGAAATTAAAGAATAATTATTCTTCGTCAGCTAATTTTGCGAAATAAGAAAGACTATTGGAATCTTCCCCTTCTTTAGATGAACTCTCGTCCAAGCTAGCACGTGCCATCGGTGCGGCCGCTGGTCTACTAACTGCTTCAGTTGGAGTATAACTAGTTCCTCCATCAAAAGGCATTGTATCAACTGGACCAATTGCAGTTTCTCTTTGCATGCTAGGATCTACTCCAGCACCAAGAACCTTATTAAGTCTTGCTTTAAGATCCTCATAAGATTTAAAATTATCTGGCTTGAGGAAGTCTTGAAGAGGATATTGCTGTTTCCAAGTAGTTTCTAGTTTTTCATCATCTTCAAATAATGGTGAAGGTGAAGCAAATTCAGCTTTATCGTAATTAGTAAAACCTTCTACCTTACGAATTTTTAATTTAAAATTTGCGCCTTCCCAAAAATCAAAAGGATTAACAGAAGTTTCATCTTCGAATTGAGGATTCATTTGATCATTGATCTTATCAAATATTTTCTTTCCGAACTTAAACAAAAATGTTTTGCCCTCATTCTCAGGACGCTTTGAATCTTCTATAACCATAATATTTGTATAATAAGTTAAGCGCCTTTTTTGTTTGCGAACAATATCTCTATTGGCTTCGAGTCCTGTATCCCAAAGTTTAGAATTATACTCGGAAACAGGATCATTTTTACCATTAGTAGTAAGACTATTTTCAATATACCAGCCACCTGGTCCTTGAAAACCGTGATTGAATACACGTACCCATGGAATATCTTCTCCTTCAATTGAGGGAAGAAATCTAATAACAGCATAACCGTTACCAGCTTTATCTAGATCTGCTTTCCAGAATCTATCATCAACTCCAATTTGGGGACTGTTAATTTTATTAAGCTCTTCGGAGAGGCGGCTTAATGAGGAACCTCTTTTCTTTTTCATATCTGCAAACGACATATTTCTCCTTGTATCTGCTTTGTTTCGATTTTTTCGTTATATCCACGCTGTCATAATATAACTATTATTATAACCTAAATCTTATTGAATTTCAAGTACTTTTTTCAAAGTATCTTTACTATTATTAAGATCATGGTTAAAGAAAGGTTTATATTTCATACACATTTTGAAGTAGTCCGGCCACACTATTGTATCCTGCAACTCTTCATTAAATCTTGGTATGAAATTCAAGATATCATCCAATATAATAAATGTTTCAATATTTATTTTTTTCGCTAAAACATAACGAAATATTGGAGGATGTTGACCGTCAACTATTTCAAATAAACTGTCGAAATTCTTAGGGTCATCATCCATGATACTTGTACAATCGGAACGGAAGTTGTATTGTAAACTCTCAATACGTTTTTTCCATTCTCGATAAGTTGATACACACCTTTCACCAAATGCATCACCTATCCACATATTTATATTACTTGAAAAATTAGATACTAAAAAATCTACTAATTCTTCACTATTATATTCTCGAGATAATTTTTTAAAAAAAAATTTCTCTCTTCGTTTATTAAAAGACGATAAAGTTACATTACACTTTCCATTGTATTTGAAATAATCATAATCAGATGTAAAATGTAACTTTAAAGCCGTGTAAGTACTATAACATTCAAATTCATTCATATCATAATTGCAATATAAAGTAAGAGTATATTAGTTATGGCTAATTCAACCGCAAGAACTGTATGATACCATACCCATTTTATTTCATATTGTTTTTCTCTCTCTATATCGACTTTAGTTTTGCCATCTTGTAATTTTGGTAACCAAATATTTTCCCAACTTTTTCTAATTCTTTGGAACATTTGTTGTCTCTCATATTGGTAATTTAGAAGTTGTTTGAATAAAATTTAAATCTTCCGCTTCCTTTCTCAGCACTCTTTTAAGATCTGTTGAAATTAAAGAAGCGGCTGTTTCATACTCTAACATATGTAATTCACAATAATGTAATATAGCATCCATTAAAGGCATTTTATCTGCTAGATTTTTGACTTCTATATTAAATGTTTCAGGTGATAACATCTTAATCATATTTTTCTTATCAATATCAATCTTTTTCGCCATAATCCCCATCATATTTGTGAAGTGTTTCTGCCTTAGCTATAACTAAATGAGCAAACCGAGTATTAGGTTTCACTGTAGTTTCACCACCAATATTATACAAAGTCGCACCTGCATAATCTTTAAATCCTGAATCATATATTGAACTAATAATTAAAACTCCGTTCCTATTAAAAGTACTCCTACCGAGAAGAATTGCAATTTCACCTTCTGCTATATCTACATGTTGATTAGACTGAATTTCATAACATACACCATGATCTAAAACATAATTACCATCTTCATCAACCTTTTGTTCTATTGATTTTCTAGGTTCTTTTTTATCTTCATCCATATGCATCGGCCCGGCACCAATCCGATAAACCTTATCGATTCGTAAATCAATAGTATTAGGTTGAATCATTTTTTTATCAATATTAGTTACTTCAGTAGAAGCATTCACAGGATGTATAAACATTATTCTCCGAAATAATAAGGGTTTTCTTTTGTTTTAAATATAAACCCTTGTTCTAGAACATCTGAATTATAATCTAATTTCCAATAAACATTAGGATCTACAGCAGATGCTTCAGGAAATATAGTTGAAGAAAAAGTAGAATCAGATTTAAATAAAGGACTAATTTCATTACGAAAAACATATATTTGATTTTCATGATATAGCATGCAAGCAAAAGTTCCATCTACTTCATTTAGATCTTCATTTAATGCTTGATCAAATAACCATTCCGTATCCCAATCACCTTCAAATTTTCCTTCTTTAATAATACCATTATGCCACAAAAATGATTTATCTTTTTTAGCTGGATGGATAAATCTACCTGTTGCCAAATCAGTATTATTAACTTCTTTTGATGTTGGTGCTTGTTGATGTACTACACAATAATCCCAATTTCCATCTAATAAATCTAAATCTAAAGGCCCATAGGATTTTGTTTGAGATTTAAGGTCTAGACCATCATCAGTATACAAAAACTGAGAAACTGAATGAGATTCTTCTCCCCGATATCTATTTAGGTCAACTAATTTTAGTAATTGCTTTTTATCTTTACTTGCAGAAATACTACACATTCCAGTTTATCTCCTTTTGATATTGTATAGGATCCGGTTCTCCTATATTCATAAATGCTTTAATTCGTTCACTACATGAAGGACATGTGCCACAGCTTTTTCCTTCTACATCGGGATCATAACAAGTTAAAGTATGTTTTAATAAATCAAAATTCCCTAATTCTTTACAAATCTTAAGTTCTTCTGTTTTACTTAATTGAGAAAAAGGTGCCACAATTTTGGTTTTAAATGTTCTATTTAAAGCTGCCACATTATTAAGAGCATCTACAAAAGCTTGACTAGTATCCCAATAACCATATTCATCATGAACCTGTAATCCACAAAAAATAAATTCTGCTTTTACCACTTCTGCAAAAGCACATGCATTACTAAGTAACATCATATTTCTAAATGGAACATATGTTGGAGGTTGTGGGTCTCCTAATACATCCTTAATAGTGGGCATTTCAACATCTGATCCTGATATATTTGCACTAATAGGTTGAACCAACGTTCCGAAATAACCAATATCCAATTGTTTATGGGCGATTCCTAATTCACGACATAATTCTTTAGCTTTATTACATTCTTCAGCTTGTTTTTGTCCGTAATTAAAAGTCAGAGCGAATACTTTTTCAGGACCATATTGTCTAGCAAGCATCATTGTAACAATGGAACTATCCATTCCTCCAGATAAAATTACTGCAACATTATCAAAACAAAATGGAAGTTTTTTTCTTGTTTCTTCTAAATCAGTCATTAACTTTTCTCTACAACTTCTATCAACCGTGATAGATACCATTTAGCTTTATTTAAATCTTCAAGCTGCTTTTGTTTATTTTCATAACCCTTTTCCGTTTTCTTACCAGCTCGTAATACATACTTAACAATATTTCCACGATGAAAATTTAAATCAAACGCTTCTATAACATCAATTGCCTCTAAGTTAGTATTACTTTGATAATGTTCAGGGTCTATTTTATTAGCCATGTGTTCCTGAATATGTAGAATATTTGTAATAATCCAAATCCTTTGGATATTTTCTCGGCCTCGGCGAGGGCGAGGTGGGAAATTTAGCAGATCGCCTTTCGGCATTAAAGCCAATTCCTGTAACAATTTCTCTGAAAGTATCAACATTATAATATAAAAGATCTAAATTAATATCTTCTTCTTTCATATCATAAACGGAATCAAATGTTGATTTCGGTTTTTGTGTCAATCCATGAATACCTGCATAAGGGGTACCATCTAATGCTGACATCACCGGATTAGAAGTATCTATACTATGAATCCAGTCATAATTCCTATAATGCGCAAACTCTCTTGCTTGCCAGGTTCCCAATAAATGATGTTTTAAACTTTTATTAATACATTCCTTATCCATTTTTTCAAGTAATTTAATTCTTTCATTTGCTTGAAGAGTCGGATCCTTATCGACCCAAGAATATACAAATGGAATACCAATTATAGGAAATCCACCTTCCATGAGGTTTTTATAACCTAGAGGTCCGAAATGGATAAATTCTTTATAACATTCAATCATTTCATCTGGTGAAGCACCTTGAATAACTGGCATGCCATGAATGATAGTATCAGGATAATCTTTAACAAATTCAAGAGACC